AACTTGCCGATAGGATGTGTTTTCTGAAATCTTTCAATCCAGATTTCTTTAGTTAATTTTTTAGACATGATCAAAACTCGTTAAAGTATTTCGCCATCCGAAGATGGCGAAACTTATTGATATTCTAGATCAAAATCAGAAGATTTTACTGTGAAATGCCCTTATTGGTCAAAACGAAATCCAAATTTACAGTTTCAATTGACTTCACTGGTTGAAGAGAAATGACGCCACGGATGGTGTTATTCTGGATATCTAAATTAGTCGTTGTCGATGCATCAATCTGAACCTTATACTTCTTCACGCCATTCTTCCGCTGCACACGAGCCAAAATTGGCTCAACAGCAGCTTGGAATTTGGCAAGAGTCGATTCTCGGTTAGGTTCGAAGATGATCTGGTTAGATGCATCACGAACATCTCTTCGAATGCTGATCAATAAACGTCTTACGTTTACACGATCGAGACTCGAAGCGAATGCTTGTAGCGTACGCTGACCGTACGCGACTACGCCACCCTGTGCCTGTGATCCTGCTGGACTGTCACCTGGGAAAGCAACCAATGGGTTAATGTTGGCATCCGCCAATGTATCCATATTTGGTTTGCTAAGTTTTACTTTAGCTTCCAGCGTAGTCGATAAAGCGCCGCGTACGGTACCAGCCGGGGCATACCAGGGATAAGCAACAGCATCATTGTATGCAATAGCACCCAACATCGCGACAGAAGGAGGAGCCAACACATTTGTTCCCGTATTTGGATCTGTAATCACAACATCAGGATAATATGCCGCACCAAATGAACTATTAAGTGCACGTGATTTGAATTCGGCCGCCGTATTGGTTACGGAAGGAATCTGTACACTAGAAGTCACATTGGTGTCCAATGTATCCATCTCTGGAATATCCATTAAATAAAGAGCATCAAAACGCTCTTCAACAGTTGCTATGCCCTGATCAGTAACAGCCGAATGACGAATACCTGGGGTTGCCAAGATCTGCACGTCAACATCCGTTTTGTTCTTCATCACTTCAAGAGCTTTGGTATACGCCTTTACGCTAGGACCATTGGTCTGACCACGATTGGCATCATCCATATCTTGCGTAACCGCAACGTCGGATATCGTTGCTTCGGCTTCATTGAAACTATTCACACCATCAAAACCACCCTGCATGAGAAGGGTATATTTTGCAAAGCGACGGTTTGGTTGGGTTAGGTCCGCAACAGTAAATCCACGGGTCTTGTTGGTATCGTCGGCTGAAATGTTACCATTTCGAACATAGACGGCTTCAACCCATTTTTGTGGATCTGCCTTTGCAGTTGAACCCGTTACAACCTGAAGTTTTTCTAATGAGAAACCATTGTTGTTGAACACATCAACATCAAGAACTCCTTGGCCCGAGAGCACTGATTCGCCAACTGCATAATCCTCAATCATGTTTTGGTAAGAGGTCATGAAGTCTGGGAAGTACTTCGTAAAGGACTTAACAGAATCATCTTTGACAAGAGTTCCATTGGGAATGGTTACACCAGGAACTTTTTCTAGTTGCACGCCCCAATAAAGAGATGGATCGACAGAGGCTTTAACACCTTCACCACTCTTGAGATGTTGACGCATTGGGACAGGAGGCTGAACAGCCTTATAAAGAGTTCCTGCCGCTGCTAGAACGTTTGAATCAGCTTCATTGAGAGTTGCAGAGCCAGACGTTACGAGGTGAGCAAGACCACGGTAACCAATAGGAAGAGCAGTTGCATCCACTTCTTCATTCTCTACGCCCGAGTCAAGTTCGACTCGAATGTAGTTGGACTTATTTGGATAGTTACCATCCACAACGACCTTCTGAGAAGTCTCAGAACGATCGAAGTCGAAGTACACATTTAGATCACCAATTAGTTTGGCAATGTAACGATCCGATGATGGATTCAATGAACATCCACGGAAAGACTCAATGGCACGAACGTTGGCATCGGTATCATTCCAATCACGAATGACAACATCGAATGTTCCGTACTTGTCTTTCGTATCATCCGATTGAGCAATATTCTCAATGGAGATCTTTACTTGATCGGCTACACCGGCACCGGCATCAAGCGAGTGGAACCGGAACAGGTTCTTTGCTTTACCGCCGAATTTTTGTGATACAACCCAAGGTGATTTCGCGTGACGGAATCGATCCTCAAAGTTTTCAAAGTTGGGGGTAGTTGCAGAACCAACGTTACGACCTAACGAACCTGTCGTTAAGAACGCTGCTTCTTCTCTACCTTGTTGATTGCTGGCACAGAACGTAGCCTGAATGAAGTTCGTTCCCGTAATGTATCCGAGAGCAGGAGAAACATCATAGGACGCATAAAGATAGTGACCAGCCTCTTGAAGCTTGTAAGGATCTCTATTGAAGACGTTAGGAAAATAATTTGGTGCAGAAGAATCAAAAGAACCCGTATAGACACGAGGATATCTCGAATCGGTTCCCTTATGACCGTTAAGCAACATAACGAAGTCTTGCTTGTTGGTTGCACCCGTATAGAGCGTAACCGTTCCCATGATGCTTCCTCTTTCGTTACCAGTTGAGGCAATGAAATTCGCACCAGGATCTGACGAAACAGCATTGAACGATGAAGAGAGTTTGGCAACGACACCAGAAGGAGTCATCAAAATACCGCGAACAAGCGGAACGCCAAGTTCTTGACCAGGAGATAATAGTCCTGCATCTTCAAAATAGGTTGAACCAGCACTGGCGCTATGCACCGCGCCGAGGAAATAGGTTCGACCCATTGCGCCACCATAATTTGCATATGGATTTTGAGTGAGAATACCACTGTCCGGATGTGGTTGAAGTTCACCAACAACGAAACCTGCATTGGTTACGTTACCAGCGTTTGTTCCACCAGAATTTCTTTTCTTACCATCGCCAATTCCAAGCACACGAAGATATGTCAACGATTGAGAATTACGAAGCCATTCAACGGCACCAAGAGGACCAAATTTCTTACCATCCGTCTTACCGAATTTCGCATAAAAATCTTCTTTGATAGCAACCGTAACGGGCACGAAGGCAGGACCCTTCAAAGCAGTTCCGATGATACCGGCAGGAACACCAACAGGCTGTGCAGTTTGTGGACCTGTTAGATCAATTTCCCTAGCTGTAACACCAGCGCTTCCAAGTTTTACATTTGCCATGTTGACTTATTCTCCTGCTTTCATAAATATACGATTATCTAAAACTCTTGCGGTGATTGCTTTCATGTTTAGAGGAATTGTACTCCGCTGTTGGTGATTATAAATTCCATCTTGATCTTTTCGATCGTTCTGGTTGGAACGATTTCAATGCGACCATTAACACGATTGAGTTCTTCATCAGCTTCAGAGTTGTTCCGCTCATCCATGATGACCAGGAACTCTTCAACACCTGATTGGGTTTGAATGATGCCGAGTTGAATGTTTGCTTCGCTAACAAACTTATCTCTGATTTCTTTAACGTTCTGTTCGAAAACCATTTTATTGGCGAGACCAACGATAACTCGTTTAACTTCCAGAAGAAGACGGCGAACGTTAACTCGATCAAGTGCCGATGCTGATTGTTGAAGTGTCTTCTGACCGAAGATCACAATTCCAGTTCGTGGGAACGTGGCGATTGGATTGATCTTAGAATCAGAACAAACATCACGATCGTCAGAGTTTAACCGAATCTGCACGTTGGACACGAAGTCCAAAGAGGCTCTATTGAAGCCAGCTGGTGCAAACCACGGGTAGGCAACTCTATCATTATATGCAAGAGCTGCTAGGGCCGCGACAGATGCTGGCACTTTAACACGACGCTTATTAACCGCGTCATCAATGAGCACATCTGGGAAATATGTTGATGAGAAATTGTTATCAAGACCACGTGCATCAAGAGTCTTTGCAACGTTGGTTACGTCTGGTCTTGCCGATGAATCTTCATAAATACGAGCATTGTTATCATCGTAATGAGGAATATCCATTAGATAAATCGCGAGACCATAATCCTTCACCTTGCGAGCGGCATAATCCGTAACATAGGATTCACGAACGCCTGGAATGGCTAGAATGTTCGTATTAACACTATTTGGATCGGTCATGATGTCGATAGCGGTTTTGAATGCCACGACAGAGTTATTCGTTACATCTGTTCCACCTTGGTTTTGAGCGAGACCAGGAGACACGAAGGTCTCTTCTGCTCCGCCGCCAAGATCGAACGAAAGTGACTTGTCGGTCATTCTCTTCGCTTGTTTATCAAGAATGTTCAGACCATCAAATCCGCCCTGAAGGAAGGTTGAGAATTTTGCAACAGATGAGAAACGATTGAATTGAACAGAACTTGTTTGAGCAACAAGAGTTCCGAGAGTGATACGACCAGAAAGAATTCCGTCACTAACAGTGTATGTTGATGGATCTGGTGATGCATCACGAAGGTAAGCCATCTCACGAGCGTGTTGACTGACCGATGCAGTTAGATCATTTACGGCTCCGTTAGAGAATGCAACACGAGCGAGAGTGAACTTGTTATCACAGAAATCGTTTGCTCCAGAACCCGTTACGACGGCATCCAATTTACTGATACCAAGGAACTTGGCATACGTGTTTAGAAGAGGATTTTTGTCGCTCGAAATGTTTGGATTAAGAGGATTCGTTGTGCGCTCAAATTTGACACCCCAATGGAAGTTCGCATTGGTGATTTC